CTTTAATGAAGAGCCTATCGTTAGCAGGGATGGACATCAGATGGAACATAGTCTGCTTCTTGTTTTCTTCCAAGTGAATGATGCCAATGTTTGCATCTGTATTCTTTAGCATGTGGTACTCTAGTTCGTACATCATGCTCGTCTTCCCGGCTCCTGTACCTGCAGTGATGGTAACGAGTTCACCAGTACGCATTCCATATAGCTTTTCATTTAGTCCAGCGAAGGGATACATTACAGTTTCATTATCATCTTCTTCAAATAGTGAATCAATATGATCACACAAACGAATGATACCTGCAGGTGTGTAAGGTGATGCTGCCCACCAGCCACGAGTAAACTCTTCACGTTGGTTCTGCTTCAGGTATTCGTTAGCATCTTTGAGTTTCATGTCCATGATCTTACATTTCATAGGCTCAAAGATTTGTGCAATCTTATTTGCAGCTTCAATTCCTGGACCGTCATTATCGAAACAGATCACAATAGTTTCAAAAGAGTTTAGGAAATCATACTGTGCTTTAACATCACGAACAGAACCTTGTGCGCCTGTCTTAACAGATACAACAGGCCACTTAGAACCAAGCAGTTCGTAGGCAGACATAGCATCTACCTCACCTTCACAGATTGTAATGTACTTACCACCCTTGTTAAACTTTTGCTGTCCAAACAAGGCTGCGTTAGTTACGTTACCTTCACAACGAAATGTTTTGTTCTCGACTGTTCTTGTTTTGTTAGCGACAATACTCTTGTCATTATCGTAGTATGGGTAGTGGTGTGCCATGACATTACCATTAGCACCAAGAGTTACCTTGACACCAAAGAACTCACACGTTTCTTTCTTGATACGGCGGTCAGCAATAGGTGCGAACACACCCTTATCTGTAACAGGTACATAGTTCTTCTGAACTGGTATGATCTGTTGTTGTGCTGTCGATTCCATACTGTTAGCCTTCCAATGTTTATCACATACGAAACAATGCTTGTGTCCATCTTGGAACACAACCCTACCATCAGACGATCCACAATCACATGCTTCACGTCTTACTTCTATGTCAGATGCATTACGATCCGTCATCATTACCTATTATCTCCCGAACCTTGTAGTGTTCCCTTACGCTGACGCTCTGCCAGCTTATACATATTATCTTTAGCTACGTCCTCAAGGCTTACACCAATTACATCTGCCACTGCAGCAACATACCAAAGTACATCACCAAGTTCACTGATGAGTTCTTTTTCCTTCTCAACTGAGTGACCATCCCTAATGAACTTCTTTACCTTGTTAGCAATCTCACCTGCCTCACCTGCCAAACCAAGGGTGGCATAGTATACACCCATGTCTGTTGGAAAGATAGCAGTTTTCATAGCCAACTTTTGATAATCATTCATGTTCATTTTGTTTTCTCCTAGTTCATATGCTTATGTTGAAAGTAAGTTCCGTATAGTTCACCCTCATCAAAGATTTGTAACATATCATTTACAATGACGGCATCGTATCCCATAGTCTTGGCTAAGTATGCCCTGTCTTCCATGAACTCTTTGATGTTGTCCACACCTTCAATGACTGATACTTTCTCTGCTGTTTCAAAATAAATCTTATGATCTCGCTGCATCTAGTATCTCCTTCTTGACAAGTTCAAGCATAAAGATCATGTCAGGTGCGTCATTAACTGCAAGGCTCATAAACAACTGATCGTCTTTTGTCCAACCAAGAATCATTACATCTCTAATGTCTTGCTCTAGTGCCTTACTGAATGCTTCCTCTACACTACGATCAATCTCTCTTTCATTATTGTCATCTACTACACTGAAAAGATTGATAATTTTATTTTCATCGTCCGACATAATCAGGTTCCATCCATTCTCTTGCAAACTGTTTTGCTTCTTTGTGTGTAGGTCTTGTAAAGAAACCAGTTAGTTTATTGTTACGGTATGTTTCAATGTGATATTCTTTTGATCCTCTGAAGTCTCTTCCTGGAATTTCAGATGCTTTTAGTTGTTCAGATAGTTCATACCATGCTTTGAATACCTTATATCTTTTCATCTTTCCACACCCATGACCCAATCTTCTGCCATGTTTTCCATGTACTGTTCTGAATGACCAGCCAGATTAAGTTCTTCAATGATGGCTGCGTCTTGTATCTTTACTATAGTATAGGAACCATCAGGCTCTTTGAAGATGCTTGCTTTTCTATAGGAGCCATCACCCCTAGAGCAATCTGCATCACTATAGAACTCATGTAATAACATTACTCAACATCTCCTTTACGCTCTACAATTTTAATGAACCTTTTAATACCGCTTTGTGCTTTCTCTAAGCTGTCGTGAATGTTATCAAGTAATTTACTTTCTGTCAAGGACAAAGTGTTTGATGCGCTGATAGCTTTGTCAATTGCACTCTTAACTTTCTTGAAGTCTTCCATCTTATTCATTACCTTAATTGTCATCTTCATCTCCTAAATTAAACTTGAACTTAACTAAGCTATGTGCTTCTTCTAGGTCTTGCATCTCAACCATTGACACCATTCTCATGCCACCCATGTCATTGTACATTGCAGTCCGTAACACAGAAGTAAGTAACTTGTCCATATCCTTTAATGCTTTCAACTGTGAAGGCTCAAGAAGATCAACGTGCTTCTGTTTGATTTTCTTTTCTTGCTCACGTTTCTTTTCCCAATAGGCCATGCGTTCATCACTCGACATGTTCTCATATTTCTTAGCCATCTTGTTTATCCTTTTCAGCTAAACATTTTTCTAGGTTCTCGTGCAGTTCTGCAATATGAATGTATGCATCCTGCAAGCTCTTCTGCAGCTCATGTATGTTCTGCATAAGTATTTGTTTTTCTGTAATAACTTCAGTCATCCCACAGTGCCTTGTTTATTGAATCAACATAGTCGTTTGTATCTGCCATGATATCTTCTGCTTCTTCCTTGGCAAGTTTCTTTGCTTCCTTCGCATCGTATCCTTCGTCAATGTATTGCTGATACAAATCCCGAAACAAACGCTTGCGATCTTTTTCCCATAGGTTGACAGTCATAGTCCTAGTTCCTTTTTTAATTGATGTTTGTTTATCTCATCGAAATCTTTTAAGTAATCTTCAGTATCATTGAGGAAGGAATTGATTTCATCAATGTCGATTTCGTTTGCAGATACGGCTGCGACTGTCTCTACATAGTCAAGATCGGTTGCAGATATTTCATAGTGATTATTATATTTTCTTTTTGTCATGACATTACCCTTTCTTTATCTGACAAAAATTAAACTTAGCGTTCCTAATATAGCGAACACCAACATAAATAGCATCATACAATACATAATCCAGTATGTCAATTTATCTTTCTCCTTGACATGAAAATTTTCCAGGTGTATAATCCTCTTTAGAGAAAGAAAGAAGATAATAAAAGATAATATTAATTACCTTTGTATCCTTTATAACCTTTATAGTCCTCTATTACGGGTGGGAGTTTCTTCCTGTTGAAAGAACCTTTACCCTTCTTAGGTGGCACGACACTAGCCCTACGCCTTGATAGGGCAACTGCTCTAGCGATAGGATTGATAGGGCTAATGCGTTTCATTTGTTACTCCTGTAGTCCGTGGTCAATATAATTTCTAACAGCGTAAGCAACGTCATGTATTGCACATCTTGTATCTGTTGGTGTTATGCTCAAATGTGTACGGTTTTGTCTAATAAATTCGTATGATTTGTTAGACCACAGTTCTTCTGCTAAATCTTCTGGCATGGTCTCTCCTAGATATACTTGTGATGCAAACCTGATATCATCAACAGTAATTTCTGGATCATACATAGGCATGGCTCACCTCATTTCTTCGTTGATGTAGTACACTAAGGAATCATCGTCAATCAGATCCGTAAGGTATTGATGGATTGATTCCTTCAATGCGTCTTCTTCATGTCCAATGTCATCGAACTCTATGTAAATTGTTACTGTTGTTTTAGACATATCAATCCATCCTTGTAATGTAGTAACCGTCAGTCGTAGGCAGTGCAGTGATTGCGTACTCATAGAAGTATACGTCACCATCCCTTGTCTTCATCTTGGCAATCCAAGGAAGGTCATCGTCATCTTCATGTTCGCTGCAGTAGTTGCCATCCTCAGTCACATAGCCACCAAACTTGTACAGTTCACCGAAGCCGTAGCGATCAGCCATCCATTGTACAAGATCATCCGATACTCTTGATTCCAAACTAAAGTTATACTCAAGAACCCAATGAGGTAACAACCCTAATGCCTCTTGGATTTGTTCACGAGGTGCATCAAATACTTTACTATTAATATCCATGTCTGTGTCTCCTAATCACACGATGTTTGTCTTGAAATAATCACTGTGTATACATCAGAACCATCACGTTTGTCAACCCCTTCATTGATAATTCTTGTGTCATATCCTAGTCGAGGATAACTGTTGAAGTAACTTGTGATCTTCTGATCTAAGATTTCTTTTGTTGGTGCTTCCATGTGTTCCTCTATCGTCTTCATCCCAACCTCTCCATAGTATGCAGTAACTCATTCATTTCCTTACGAGAATATGTTTTGTT